GTTACATAAAAAAAGGTACTTCAAGTTATAACGTGGAAACAGGAGAGCAGGTTACAGTTGATACTACTTTTTCTGATATAAAAGTTCCAATAGAATTTATTCGGTCAGAAGAGGATTTAGCAAAAGAAACAAAAGAAGCAAAAATTTATATAAGCCCTGATTTAATAAATAATCATCAACCTACTTTTGAAGATGAAATTAGTTTTAATTATGCTGGATCTACAGTAGTCGCACAAATTACAGATATAGATACAAAAAAAGGTGGTCAAACTTATTTATTTACTTTATTAGTGAGGTTCTAATGGCAAAATCAGATCCTAAAGCAATTACAAATTGGTTAGCTTCAACAAGAGGAGAATTAAATACTCAATTAAATAATTTGGTTGGAAAAGTTCTTGCAGATTTACCAGCAGAAAGTCCACAATATTCTGGTTTCTTTGCTTCAAGCTGGCAAGCAAATACTTATAGACCTTTAGCTAATGAAGAGATTAGATCTCCGTGGTTAGAAAGAAAAAAAGCAAAAGGTCAAGGACAAAAGTTACCTGCGATTATTGAACCTCGATATCCACTTGATAGAAGATTTACTTTTGGAGATACAATATTTATTGGTAACAGGGCTGATTATGCAAGACAGGCTTTAGGTTCTCCAAATAGTTCAATAATGCCTTATTTATCAGAGATAGAAAAAGTTGTTGATATGGTATTTAGCCCAGGAATGACTATTCCAGATGTAAGAGTGGCAGAATCACAAGTATTATTTAAAGGCACTAAAGGTGGTCGAAATGCTCCAGCTTTAGGTTCTAAATACAGGAAATTATGACTTTAGTTAATGTTAGAGCAGCTTTTGAAAAAGCTATTACTGATTCTGTTGTAGGAGCTGATCCAAGAGTAAAAATTATTTATGATAATGTACCTTTTACAACTCCAGGTAAGACTATTACTTATGTCACAACTTCAATAACCTTTAGTCAATCTACATTACAAGCTCAAGGTAATGCTGCTGATTATTATTCGGGTGCAATACAAGCAAATGTCTATGTTCCAAAAAACAAAGGAAGTGCAAGATTAGCTGCTATTTCTGAATCAGTTATTGATGGTCTGACTTTAATAAATACATCTACTTACTCAGATCCATTTTCTTGTCAACCAAGAATCGGTGAAATTAGTGGTCCTATTCCTGTAGAAATAGAGGACCGTGCTCATTTTCTTGGAATTATATCTTGTGCTTTTTTTGCAAATAGGTGATATAATTCATATAGCTATCTAATATTATGACAAGAGCTATTGATCTTCTTAAAAGTAAATTTGGTGTCAGCCAACTTTATAAGTATGACCTAAAGGATAATGATGAAATTTTATTTACTGTATATTGGAATCCATTAACTATTGCTGAACGTGAAATGATTCAAAAGAAAAGTAATAGTGAAGATACAAATGATTTTGCTTTACAGTTAATGATTGAGAAAGCATTAGATAAGAATGGCACAAGACTTTTTCAAGATGGAGATAAAGCTTCTTTAAGGAGAGAAGTAGCTGCTTCTGTCTTGCAAGATATCCAGTTAGCAATGATAGATTCTGGTTCTGATAAGGAGGTAAAAGAGGCAAAAGCCGATTTAAAAAGCAAATCCTGATTGGTTGTTTATATATTCATTAGCTAACGAATTAAAAAAATCTGTTAGTGAATTATGTCAAACATTAACTGTTGAAGAGATGATAGGTTGGGCAGCATTTTTTGAAATAAAAAATGAGGAAGAGAAAAAAGAAATGGATAAGATACAAAAAAGAAGCGTTATGAGTAAAGCAAGGTAGAATAGAGTATAAGTTTTGCTAGATAGGTTGAATGTCTCAAAAACAACTTGATCTGACTATAAATACAACTTCTGCTTTATCAAATTTAAAAGTACTTGATAAATTTGCTGAAAAATTAGAAAGTCGTTTTGGCAGAATTAATAAAATAAAAGTTAATGTAAAAATTGATCCAGCACAAAAAGCTATAGATAAATTTACTGAGGAATTAAAAAAAGGTAAGGAGTTATTACAAAATTTTAGTTCAGGTCAAGGTCTTAATGTTTTGGGTTCAAAAATATCAGAAGTAACAGAAAATGCGTCTTTACTTAGAAAAGTTTTAAATGATGGCACTACTGCTATTGAAAGAAAAAGGGCTGCTACTGCTGTTTTAGCTGCCGATTTTAAAAAATTAACAATGGAAGCAACAGCTTTTGCTACTGCAACTGATAGCAGAGGTAAAAGGGTTTCTATGATTGGAAATGTTGGTGAAACAATTAAAGAAATAGAAAAGTTTCCTAAAACAATATTGGCTGGTAAAAACGCTTTAAATATTCTTAACAATATGTTAGAGGTAACTAATGTTAAGTCAAAAGATTTTGAACAGATTACAGATGCGATATCAAAACAACTACAAAAAAATGCAGAGATAGAAGAAAAAATTCCTAAATTTATATCAAAAAAAAATCAAAAACAACAAAAACAAAATGACTTAGAAAAGGAAAATAATAAATTTAAAAAAAGAAAAAATGCTTTAAATGAACAAACAGAAAATATTGAAAATAGAATAAAAAATTCAATTCTCAGTAAAGCTAAAAAAGAAGAGTTAATAAATAATTTAAAAAGAGTAGGTGTCAAAATTGAACAAAGAGAATTAGATCTGGCAAGACAAATAAATATAGAGACTCAAAGAAATTTAACAATGGAGGAAAAAATACAGGGTAGAAAAAACAGAATAGTTCAAAGTGCTTTCATCGGTGGTGGTTTTCCTTTATTGTTTGGTGCTAGTCCTGCACAAGCTATTGGGGGTGCTTTAGGTGGTGCTATTGGTGAAGCTAGAAGCCCTGGAGGTGGTTTTGCTGGTTCTATTGCCGTTACTGCTGCTGTAAATGCAGTTCAACAAGTATTTAGCAGTACGATTGAATTATCAAAAGCATTAAAAACAACTTCTGGCACAATGGATCTTATGTCAGAAAGAACATTATTTAGTTCTGATGCTATTGAAAAACAAGCAAAAGCATTACAGGATCAGGGGAAAGAAGCTGAATTAGCTGCTTTATTAACAGATGAATTAACAAAAGCACTTGGGCCTGGTGGATTAGGTAATTTAGATAAATTAGCAACAAATTCAAGAGAAATGGCTAGGCAGTTTGGCATATTAAAAACAAATATGGAATTATTTATAGCTGGACCTTTAGCTGATTTAATTTCTATTCTTAATAAACAATTAGGAAGAGCAAATTTAAGAAGTAATATCAGTGAAAATTTAAAAGCAGTAAGAACTGAGTTAGGTGATACAGAATTTAAAAAGCGTATAGCAGAGATTAGAAAATTTACGTCAACAAGAGAAAAAATCGACAGTCTTCTGACTCCTTCTCCGTTTGGAATTAAAGATGTAGGAGGAGGTAGACCTTTTTCACTTCAACAAGGAATAAATCTTTTAGGTGTAAAAGATCTTAGTAGATTAGCCGAGATAGAAAAAATTTCGAGAAGAGGATTAAAACCATCGACATTGCCATTCCAATCTAATTTAGAGACAACTAATGGGCCAAGCTCAAGTACCAAAGACTTTTCACAGTTTGAGATAGATATATTAAATCAAAGAATAGCTTTACAGGAATCTAGTGGTAGTCTTTTAGATGAACAAGTTGTAAAGATTAAGAAAGGAATTATTGAAAGTGAAAAATTACTTGCAATAGAACGAGCAGAAGATAACGAAGGAAAGAAAAAAATAGCCAATTTAAATGCAACAATAAAACTCAATGAACTTAATAAAAATATAAAGGCAGCAGAATTAAGAGATGAAAAAGAATTAGAAAAATTTTTAGAAGGAGAAAGAAAAAACCTAGAACAACTAGAAGCGAAAGAAAAAGCACTTGCAGATGCAGAAGTTAAAAGAATAAATAAAATAAAAGAAAGTGCTAATTCTGTTACCAAAAATTTAGAACAACAAAATGAATTAAATAGAATTAAACTTTCTGGATCTGAATATGAAATTGCTTTAGCGGAAGCAACCATAGCATTAACGAAAGATCAGTTAGCATTATTTGATGAAGAGGCTTTTAAGATTGCATTTAATAACAAATTAAGAATTGACGGTTTAATGGAGCAAAAGAAAATTACCGAAGATATTAAAAACTTATTAGCAACAGAAATGAGTACCGCTATTAAAGGTTTAATAACAGGAGCAAATAGTTTGAATGATGCTTTCAGAAACGTATTAAATAAGATGGCAGATGCTTTTTTAAATATTGGTTTATTTGGAAATGTTGCTGGTAATTTAAAAGAAGGAGGAGGATTACTTGGAAATTTATTTGGTGGACTTTTAGCTGCTGGTGGTACTGCAAAAGCTGGTAAATCATATATTGTAGGAGAACGTGGCCCTGAGATGTTTACTCCAGGAGTTACAGGTACAGTTACACCAAATCATGCTCTTGGTGGCTCTACAAATGTAGTCGTAAACGTAGATGCCTCTGGATCGTCTGTTGAAGGTGATGAGCAGC